CTGTATAAATAACTAAAAAATAGTTTAAAATAAAAAAAACGCAATTTTTATTTATGGCCAATAAATTTGATAGTACTAACTATCCTACAACAGAACCTAATGAGTTGCAGTTAGGAGATTTTTGGGCTTGGAAAAGAATAGACTTATCCACTGATTATCCAACTGCATCTTATACTTTATCTTATGAATTCAATTTAGTTGACGGATCAACAGTATCAAATTTTTCATTAACCGCAACAGAATCTAATAATGAGTATATTATTGAAACAAGTAACACAATATCATATACATCAGGTGAATATAACTGGGTTGCATATATTACAAGATCTTCTGATTCTGCAAGAATTAAGCTATCTGAAGGTTTTACAGAAATTCAAGAAAACTATGCAACAACTACTTCTTCTGTTAGATCACACGCTAAAAAGGTTTTAGATGCTATAGAAGCTGTAATAGAAAATAGAGCGACAATGGATCAAAGCTCAATGAGTATTGCAGGTAGATCATTGTCAAGGTTAACTATTGACGAATTATTACAGTTTAGAGACAGATATAAAGCTGAATATTTAAAAGAAGTTAAAAAAGCAAGAATTAAAAATAAAAAAGATTCCGGTAACACAATTAAAGTTAGGTTTTAAATATGGCTTGGTATGACAAAATAATAGGAAGAAGCAATAAAAAAGTACGTAAAGCGCCAATGTATAGAAAATATGCAGGAGCAAGTACAGGTAGACTATTTGAAGACTTCAGAGCTTCAAGTACTTCAGCAGATGCTGAAATTAAAAATCAATTAAGAATACTAAGAGAAAGAAGTAGAGATTTAGCAAGAAACGATTCTTTTGTTGCTAGATATTTAAATCTTATGGTTTCAAATATTATTGGTTCAAACGGTGTTAGATTAGGCGTAAAAGCAAGAAATAGTGATGGTTCATTAGATATTATTGGTAATAAAGTTATTGAAACAGAATTTGCTAAATGGTCAAGAATGGGTAACTGTACATTAAATGGTAGACAATCTTTTATTGATTGTCAAAAGTTATTTGTTGAATCACTAGCACGAGATGGCGAAGTTTTAGTAAGACATGTACAAACTAGAGATTCTAAATACGGTTACAAAATACAATTTTTAGAAGCTGATCATTTAGATGAAACTAAAAACGAAGTAAATCCTAAAACGAAAAATAGAATTAAAATGGGTGTTGAAGTTGATAAAAACGATAAACCTATTGCTTATTGGCTATTTAAAAATCACCCTTATGATAATACATATATGTCACCTAAAGAACATATAAGAGTACCAGCAAGCGAAATAATACATGCATATTTACCTACAAGAGCTGAACAAAATAGAGGTGTTCCTTTTACAGCTGCAGCCATGCCAAACATAAAAATGCTTAATGGTTATTTAGAAGCAGAAATCACAGCTGCTCGTGTATCAGCATCAAAAATGGGATTCTTTACTTCACCAGATGGTGATGGATATGTAGGTGATGATTTAGAAGACGTATATACTCCTATTATGGAAGCACAAGCAGGTTCATTTGAACAATTGCCTGCAGGTATGGATTTTAAATCTTTTGATCCAGATCATCCTAGTACAGCATTTTCTTCATTTACAACAAGCGTTTTAAGAAGTATTGCATCAGGTTTAAATATTTCTTATCACGCTTTAACAAACGATTTAAGTTCAGTGAATTACAGTTCATTAAGAGCTGGAGCTTTAGAAGACAGAGAAATGTACAAACTATATCAAAAATTTGTGATTGATCATTTTATGCAACCAGTATATGAAAAATGGTTAGAAATGTCAATATCTGTAGGTGCAATAGTTATGAATCCTGCAAATAATATACCTTTACCTATGAGTAAATATGAAAAGTTTGCAGATAATACAATATTTATAGGTAGATCATTTCAATGGGTAGACCCACAAAAAGAAATGAGTGCATCAATTAGTGGTATGCAATCTGGTTTAGTTACATATCAAGATGTACAAGCTAACTATGGTAGAGATGTTGAAGAATTATTCGAACAACATGAAAGAGAACAAAAACTTGCAGAACAATATGGAATTAAAACAGCTTTCCAACCTTTTGGTGTTAAGTTACCAGTAGAACCTGATATACAAGGTGGTGATGACGATGCCTAGACCAAATGATGGAATGAAAACAGAAGAAGAAAGACAAACAAGTTTTGATTCGCAAGAATCAGAAAAACATCCTTTATCTATAAATAAAGAGGAGAATGCTATGAATAAAGAAGATAGACATATCCTCAATGTAAGCGAGACTGATAATAAAGTAATTGTCGAATTTGCTAAACATGAGGATGTGGAAGGTGATGAAGTAGAAATAGAAGAATCTGCTCGTCCTTATCATGATGATGAAGAGAAAGATAGAAATGTAGTTGATTTACATATTAAGTATAGAACTATTGATTTATCTAGATCAGAATATATTGATGAGGAAAATCGTAGAGTAAGAATCGGTGTTTCTTCTGAAGAACCTGTTGAAAGAAGTTTTGGCATGGAAGTGCTAGGACATAGTTCAGATGATATAGACATGACATTTATCGCATCTGGGCGAGCTCCGCTTTTGCTTGATCATGATATGACTAAGCAGATTGGTGTTATAGAAGAATTTAAACTTGATGAGGCAGCGAAACGGACAGTTGCTGTAGTCAGATTTGGAAGATCTGATTTAGCTCGTGAGGTTTTTCAAGACGTTGTCGATGGTATTCGTATGAATATATCTGTCGGCTATAAAATTAACAAATTAGAACGTTATAACAAAGACGATGAAACGTATTATAAAGCTAATTGGACTCCTATGGAAGTTTCTTCTGTATCAGTTCCAGCTGATCAATCAAGACTCGTTGGCGTTGGCCGTTCTAAAACTTTAAACAAGGAAATTATTATGACTGAAGAAGTTAAAAATGAAATCAACCTTGACGAAGTTAGATCAAAATCTGTTGAAGAAGCTAAAGCTGAATTTAAAAGAAATTCTAAAGAAATTATAGACTTAGCTGTTAAACACAACAAAAGAGATTTAGCTGACAAGGCGATTCAAGAAGGTATATCAGTTGAAGAGTTTAGAGGTGTATTATTAAATGAAATATCTAATGATAAACCACTAGAAACTGCTGAAATTGGTATGACAAATAATGAAGTTAGACAGTTTAGCTTAGTAAAAGCAATTAGAGCTTTAGCTAACCCATCTGACAGAAGAGCTCAGCAAGATGCAGAATTTGAATTTGAATGTTCTGCTGCAGCTTCTAGACAGTACGGTAAAGATGCTCAAGGTATTATGTTACCTGTTGAAGTATTAAGAAACTGGAAACAAAGAGATATTAATACAGGAGATGATTCAACTCTTATAGCTGAAGATTACAGAGCGGGAGATTTTATCGACGTATTAAGAAACTCTTCAAGTGTTATGCAAGCAGGCGCGACCATGCTGCGTGGGCTCCAGGGGAATATTGTCATACCGAAAAAGACAGCTGCTGCTTCTGCTGGATGGATTGATACTGAAGGTGACCCTTCTACTGAAAGTGAATTTACTTCAGGTTCAGTAACTATGTCTCCTAAAGTAATTGGTGCTTTCACTGATGCAACAAGATTATTGTTACAACAATCATCATTAGATGTTGAGAACTTAATCAGAGACGACCTAACACAATCTATAGCTACTGCTATTGATTTAGGTGCTTTAGCTGGTTCAGGTTCAACTGGTCAACCTAGAGGTATCAAAAATACTTCAGGTATTAACACTACAATCTTTGGTGCTGCTAACCCAACATGGGCTGAGATTGTAGCTATGGAATCTGCAATTGCTAATGACAATGCTTTACTAGGTTCTTTAGGTTACATTTGTAGACCTGCTGACTTTGGTACTTTAAAAACAACTGAAAAAGCAACTAATACTGCTCAATTTGTTGTTTCTCCTGATAATACTATGAATGGTTATAATGTTATCAGAAGTAACCAAGTAACAAGTGGTGATTTCTACTTTGGTAATTTTGCAGACCTATTAATTGGTATGTACGGCGGCTTAGATATTACTGTTGATCCTTATGCGCTATCAACTTCAGGTGGAGTAAGAATTGTTGCTCTACAAACTGTTGATGTTGCTGTAAGACATGCAGTTAGCTTCTGTGTATCAAATGATAATGCATAATAACTAATGCTTAAATGGAATGGGGGTAGTAATACCCCCAACTTAAATATGAAAAAATATAAAATATTAACAGATACAATGGCTGGCGGTACTAAAGTGTATGCTGGTGATATAGTTGAATTACCTGAACACGAAGGTCATTCTTTATGTGGATATGGTAAAGCCGAAGTTTGTGTAGATAAACCCAAGACTGAAAAACAAGATAGAAGTGTTGGCTTAGAAACTTCAAAAGTAAAAGCTCCAAAAACAAGAGCTAAAAAATAAATTATGCCTTTAGAGAGTGCAGCAGATTTTAATTCTTATGTAGATACTTCTACAGGTAATGGAGTTACTGCTACATTCTTTGAAGTCCAATCTTCACTATGGGATTCAAGACAAGGATTAATTGATACTTGGTTTGATATTGATTCAGGTGATGCTTATAGTATAAATTTAATTATTGATCAAGAATATTTTAGTATTGATACAGGTAGTGTTGCTGTTGAAGGCTTTCAACCAAAAGCATATATCAAACATTCTGATGTTCCATATATTTCACATGAAGATAGAATAATAGTTAATGCTATAACAACAAATAACGGTAGTGTATTAGTACCTGAAACTGTATTTTTGGTTAAAAATGTAAGACCTGATAATGTTGGTATGGTAGAGGTAATTTTAGAGGAACAATAATGTCTAAATATAATCTTGAAACTGAAGAAGATATGGCAAGCTATTTAGATATTAATTATGGCCATGGATTAAGCGCTATATATACTAATTATCAAGATATTCAATCGACAATAAATATTATTCTAAATGATGAATATTTAGAAGATGAACAAGGTATTGGAATAGAAGGTACGCAACCGATTGCTTATTGTAGAAGTATAGATGTACCTAATGTTTTACATGATGATACATTAGCTGTATCAGCAGTTAAAGATGTTGATGGTAATATATTAAAAGCTGCACAATCTTATAAAGTAGTAAATGTACAAAAAGATAAAACAGGATTTACTGCATTAATGCTTGAGGAAATATAATGGCTAATCATGTAAGACAACAAATTAGAGAAAAAGTAGGAACTACATTAACAGGTTTAACAACAACAGGATCAAATATATATGAATCAAGAGTTTATCCTTTAGAAGCAGGTAATCTTCCTGCTTTAGTTGTGTATACAAAAAATGAAGAATCAGAACCTATAGTAATAGGTACAAATAGATTATCATCAAGAAATTTATCACTTATTGTAGAAATTTATGCAAAAACAACAACTAATTTTGATGATACAATTGATACAATAAGTAAAGAAGTTGAAGTTGCAATAGCAGCAGATACAACATTAGATGGACTTACTAAAGATATATATTTAGAAAGTACAGAAATAGAATATAACGGTGAAGGTGAGCAACCTGTTGGATATGCTACCTTAACTTTTTTAACAAATTACTATGTTCAGGAAACTAATCCTGATGTAGCAGTATAGGAGACAAATTATGAAATTAATTAGTCCAAATGGTAAAGGTTCTGTAATAGCTCATCCTTCTCAGGTTGAGTCAATGAAGAAAAAGGGCTGGAAAGAGGAAGCAGTCCATTCGCAAGATAAAGATAAATCTTCTTCTAAGAAAAAGTCGAAAGACGAGGTAGAAAATGGCGACACATAAAGGAAGTGAAGGTACTGTAAAAGTCGGTAGTAACTCTGTAGCTGAAATTAGGTCTTATTCTATTGAAGAAACTGCTGATACTTTAGAAGATACTTCAATGGGTGATTCTGCTAGAACGTATAAACCATCATTGACTTCTTTCTCAGGAAGTTTAGATGTATTTTGGGATGAGACCGATACTGATGGTCAAGGTGCTTTAACTATTGGCTCAGAAGTAACATTAAATGTATATCCTGAAGGAGATACAGCAGGTGATACTTATTATACTGGTTCAGCTATTGTTACTGGTGTTTCAAGAAGTGCATCATTTGATGGATTAGTTGAAGCTAGTGTTTCAGTACAAGGTACTGGTTCATTAACATCATCAACAGTATAAGACTATGTCAGCAATAGATAACGCAAAAAAGCATTTTGCAGAGCAAGATGTAAAAGTAATCGAAGTGCCTGAATGGGGTGATGAAAATAAACCTCTTAAAATATATAGTAAGCCATTAACGTTAGCTGAAACTTCTAAACTTTATAAAATGAGTAGAGAAGATGATCTTACAATGATGGCTTATGTTCTTATTTATAAAGCACTTGATGAAAACGGGGATAAGCTATTTGATTTAGCGGATAAAAACGCTTTATTAAATCAAGTTGATAGGGAAGTATTAATGCGTGTCGCACAAGAAATTATGGGACAAGAACCTATTGAAGAAACGAAAAAAAACTAATAAAGGATACTGATTTGTATGTGCAATATGCACTAGCTGAAAAACTTGGTAAAACATTACAAGAGATTCAACAGATTAGTGTCCAAGAATATCAAGGATGGATAGCTTACTTAGAACTAGCTCAAGAGAAAAGAAATAATGGCACAAAAGGTTAAATTTACATTTGCAGCAATAGATAATACTAAAGCTGCTTTCAATACTTTAAATAAAAGTTTATCTTTTGCAGGTAAAAGTGCTGCTACTGTTTCTAAAGGTATTTTAGGTATTGGTGCTGCTGCAACTGCTGCTGCAGGTGCTGTAGCTTTATTTACAAAAAGCAACGTTAATGCATTAGATACTTTAGGTAAAACTGCTTCTAAGTTAGGTGTAAATGTAGAATTCCTACAACAAATGAGATTTGCTGCAGAGCAAACTGGTATTGAAACACGCACTCTTGATATGGGTCTACAAAGATTTATACGTAGAGTTGCTGAAGCTGCTAAAGGTACTGGTGAAGCTAAAGGAGCATTAAAACAATTAGGTATTGAATTTAAAAATGCAGACGGATCAGCTCGAGATATACAAGATATTTTGTTTGATGTTGCTGATGGTTTAGCTAATACATCTTCTGAAGGTGAAAGAGTTAGATTAGCATTTAAATTTTTTGATTCTGAAGGTGTTGCTTTAGTTAATACTTTAAAAGGTGGCTCAGCTGAACTTAAAAAGTTTTTTGATCAAGCAGAAAATCTTGGAATATTAATTAGTTCAGATACTACAAAAAAAGCAGAAGCATTTAATGATCAATTAAATATAATTAAAAGACAATTTACAGCTATTACACAAAATCTTGTTGGTGCTTTTTTACCAATATTACAAGATGTATCAAAAGATCTTACAAAGTTTTTAAGTGATACAAAAGAAGAAGTTGGTGGTTTTGATAAGTTAGGTCAAAATATAGCTGTAGGTATTGTACAAGGAACACAAGGTTTTATTTCTGGTATAGCTGGTTTCCTAGATTCTATAAATAATTTTATAGATGGAATGATAATAAATTTTAAAACATTACAAATAAGTTTAATTGATTTAAGATTATTCACACAGAAAGTAAGACAAAGTATGTTTGGTCTTATAGTTGACTTACAAGAAGAGATACAAAGTTCAGCAATAGATATAAGAGTTTTAAAAGATGAAATTATTCTTTTAGGTTTAAGATCAGGAACAGTATTCTCAGACATGGCTGATATTACTAATAATTCTTTAGATAAAGTAATTGAAAAATTAAAAAATACAAAAAGCGGATTAGATAATCTTACTGGTAATAATGGTGGAGATGGTGAAGAAAAAACCAAACCTTTACTTGTTGGTATGGAAGATTTTAAAAAATCAATTGGAGCTACAGATGAGGCATTAGGTAAACTAGGTATTGCATCAATGAAAAAGTTTGAAGATTCAATTGTAGATTCACTTAAGAATGGTAAATTAGCATTTAAAGATTTTGCAAATTATGTAATAGAACAGTTACTAAGAATTGCTATACAAGAGGCTATACTTAAACCAATGACATCAGGTTTTAGTGACTTTTTCAGCGGTATATTTGGAAGAGCTTCTGGCGGCCCAGTTAACTCAAATACTCCTTATATTGTAGGAGAAAGAGGCCCTGAATTATTTGTACCATCAGGCAATGGTAATATTGTTCCTAATAATCAAATGGGAGGCCTATCTGCACCTACAGTCAACTTTAATATCTCAACAGTAGATGCTGCTGGATTTGACCAGTTATTAGCATCAAGAAAAGGATTGATAACATCAATCATTAACAACGCCATGAATAATCAAGGCAAGATGGGTATAGTATAATGTCAGGACAATTTCCAACATCTCCCAATTTTAGAAGTTTAAATTTTAAAGATAATAGACCTACCTTAGTTAATCAGACTTTATCAGGTAAAAAACAAGTCAGACAAATAGGTAGTCAATATTTTTCTTTTACAGTGCAAATGCCACCTTTACAACAAGAGAAGTCGCAAGAAGTATTTGCATTTTTACAAAAACAAAAAGGTTCTTTTGAGGACTTTACTATAGTTGCACCATTAGATAATTTAGGTGCAGGCAGGTTAGAAACAGATATTCAAGTGGTTGGAGCACATACATCAGGAGATGCTTCTATAGC